CAGGAGATGAAAAGATTGGGAGTGTGGTTGGAGGATCAAGAAAGCAGGGTAAAGAACTTAAGCAACGCTTTCTCGATAATCTCCCCACATTTAAAACTCTTAAGGACAAAGTACAAGGAGCTGCAAAACGAGGATACTTAATGGGTATAGACGGTCGTAAGATTTATATACGACACGAACATGCTGCATTAAATAGTTTACTACAGGGTGGTGGTGCTATTGTAATGAAGAAAGCATTAGAGATACTTGAAGCAAGACTTAAAATAACTGGTGTACCACATAAGTTTGTAGCTAACATTCATGACGAATGGCAGATTGAAGTACCAAAATGTAATGCTAACAAGGTAGGACAACTTGCAGTGGATAGTTTAAAACAGGCAGGAGAACATTTTAATATGAGATGTCCTCTTGATGGTGAATATAAAATAGGAGGAGATTGGAGTGAAACACACTAATAAATTTTGTACATCATGTAACACAAACAAACCTGTTAAAGATTGGTATAAAAACAAAACACAAACAGATGGGCTAGATGTTGTTTGTAAATCTTGTAGAAAAAATTACAATAGCAAAAGGACTCCTGAAGATCATTTGAAATACAGCCCTATTAATAATCCACTTAGAATGTTTGTTAATGGTAAGTACGTATCAAAAACACACCCACTTTACAAACCCGGACGTTATAAAACTTTTGAAGGAGCAGCTTTTTCATCTTTATCCAATTATGAAAAGTCAACTAAAGGTCATGTTTATCTTATAACAAATCCTGCATGGAAGGGTTGGGTTAAAGTTGGTATGGCTGTGGATGCTGACGATAGATGTAATCAATATCAAACATCTTCTCCTATGAGAGATTATAAATTGGAATATAAAAAACAATTTAATCATAGAAGAACTGCTGAAGCACAAGCACATAAATTATGTGGTAAAAAAGCTTTACAAAAAAATGGTGAATGGTTTAAAATAAATATAAAAGATGCTATCAATTTAATTGAAAGTATAACAGAGGAACAAAATGAAAAAGAAACAGCTTGACAACTTGGTGACGGACAACTATAATAAGTTTAAGTCTGAATCAGGACACTGGTATACCCAAGAGGGTGAGCCTATGTATACTATCATAGGTGCTAATGGTAAAGAAAGAAACACTACACTCAGAGATGCTAAGTCTTTAGGGTTAGTTCCGTCTGTAACAACCATCATGGGTATAATAGCCAAGCCATCTTTAGAGACTTGGAAACAAAAACAATTACTTAATTCTTTCCTAACTTTAGAACAAGGAGAGGACGAAACGATTGAGTCTTTTTATTACAGATGCCAAACAGATTCTAAACAAGTAGGTATCCAAGCTGCCCAGCAAGGGACAAAGATACATGGTATGATTGAGAAAGGGTTCTTAGGTAAAACTAAAACTAAACCTTACAAAGCAATCAAGCAATACTTAGACGAAACTTTTCCAAATGAAGAGTGGATAGCAGAAGATTCTTTCTGTGCCGATTCAGGCTATGGTGGTAAGATAGACTTGTATTCTAAGTCAGGAATATTTATAGACTTTAAAACAAAAGATAATCTTAAAGGTAAAGACCCATCTAAGTTAGTGTTTGATGAACATGGAATGCAGTTGTCAGCATATGCTCAAGGTTGTGGCTTTGATGATGTAGAACGAGTATCTATTTTTGTGGACAGAAAAGATACAGGTCTTATAGTTCCATTTGTTTGGGATAAAGAATCACATACGAAACACTTAGGAATGTTTAATGCTATGCTAACTTACTGGAAACTATCAAAAAACTATGACTCGTCTGTATTATAATGGTAGGATTTAGAAAACCTCGTAAACCAAGACCTAAAAAAACAGGTGTACCTAAAGGTTACGATAGTTTATGGGAAGTTAAACTACATGAGACAGTTCTTAAAGATTGGGAACATCATTGGGAACTATATGATTACATTGTTAAACATAAATACGAGCCAGACTTTGTTAAAGTAATTGATGGTAAAACTATTTTACTTGAAGCTAAAGGTAGGTTTTGGGACTACCCTGAGTATAGTAAGTACATACATATTAGAACAGCACTACCAAAAGATACTGAGTTAGTGTTTTTATTTCAAAAACCTTATGCCCCTATGCCGGGAGCTAAAATGAGAAAGGACAGAACAAAACGAACCCATGCTGAATGGGCTGAGAAAAACAATTTTAGGTGGTATAGTGAAGACACACTACCTATGGAATGGAGTAACTATGGATTATAAATTTAATGAACGCAGACATATAGTTGAACTAAAAGAATACATTGATGGTACATATGGTGAGCACTATGCTTCTGACAAGTACCAAGCCACTGACGTAATCATTGACTCAGGTCATGGTGAAGGTTTTTGTATGGGGAATATTTTAAAGTATGCAAAAAGATATGGTAATAAAGAAGGAAAAAACAGAAAAGACTTGCTTAAGATATTACACTATGCTATAATAATGCTTCACATTCATGATAAGGAGTCACAGAATGGTAGATGATAAAGTTGGTATCAAGGAATATCTTGGTATAAAAATTAATTACAGTAATGAAAAACTATTAGATAAGTTTAGTCTTGACACTCTCAAGGATAGATACTTATGGGAGAACGAAACACATGCACAAGAAGCCTTCGCAAGAGCATCAGTCTTCGCAGCTACATACAAAGGTCACACAGATTTTGAATTGGCTCAAAGGCTTTATCACTACAGTTCCAATTGCTGGTTCATGTTTAGCACTCCTATACTTAGCAACGGGGGAACAAGTCGTGGGCTTCCTATTAGCTGTTTCCTTAATTATGTACCTGATAGCAGGAATGGTTTATCAGATCACTATGATGAAAATATATGGTTGGCATCTTCGGGTGGAGGTATTGGTGGATATTGGGGTGACGTTAGGAGTAACGGTATATCTACTACTCACGGGAGTCGTTCTACTGGTTCAATTCCTTTCATACACGTAGTAGATTCTCAGATGTTAGCCTTTAACCAAGGCACTACAAGACGTGGAAGTTATGCAGCTTACATGGATATATCTCATCCTGAGATTGAAGAGTTCATTAACATGCGTAAAGAATCCGGTGGTGACATCAATCGTAAGAATCTTAATCTTCATAACGGTATCAACATTACCAATGAGTTCTTGAAAGCTGTGGAAGAAGATGCAGACTTTAGATTGATTGACCCTAAGACTAATGAGCCTACAAAGATTGTAAATGCTAGAGACTTGTGGTGGCAGATCATCAATGCAAGAGCAGAAACAGGTGAGCCATACATGATTAATATAGACACATGTAACGAAGCATTACCTAAAGAACAAAAAGATTTAGGATTAGAAATCAAACAGAGCAATCTATGTTCTGAGATTACTTTACCTACGAATGAAGAACGAACAGCAGTGTGTTGTTTATCTTCTGTAAACTTAGAATACTTTGATGAGTGGAGTGAGAACCCTATGTTTATAGATGATTTAATAACCATGCTTGACAACGTTCTTCAACATTACATTGATAACGCTGTTGACACAGATAATTTAGGAGAATATAATGCAAACTTTAAAAGGTTTCAAAAACATATTAAGCCGGGCAAAGGAGGTTTTCTTAAGTCTGCCTACTCGGCTTATCGAGAAAGGTCGTTGGGTCTTGGTGCGATGGGATTCCATTCGTATCTCCAATCACGCAACATTCCTTTTGAAGGTATCTTCGCTACGGGCTTTAATTACAAAGCATTTAAACACATTAAGACACAATCACTCAGAGCTTCTGAAAGACTTGCAGAGGACAGGGGTGAAGCTCCTGATGTCAGTGGTAGTGGCAGGAGGAATGCTCATCTACTCGCTGTTGCACCTAACGCTAGTTCTAGTATCATATGTGGTGGTACTTCTCCTTCGATTGAGCCTTATCGTGCTAACGTTTATACGCACAAGACTCTCTCAGGTTCGTTCCAAGTTAAAAACAAATACTTAGAAGAAGTCTTACAAGATAAAGGATTAAAGAAAGATGAGTTGTCTACTGTATGGAAAGACATTGCAGGTAACGAAGGTTCAGTACAACATCTTGATATACTAACTGATGAAGAGAAAGAAGTATTTAAAACTGCGAATGAGATAGATCAAATATGGATTATAGAACATGCAGCTAAACGACAAGAGTTTATCTGTCAAGCACAGTCAGTTAATCTTTTCTTTACACTTCCAAAAGCTACAGAGCCACAGAAAGTACATGATGAATATATGCAGTACGTTAGCGATGTGCATTGGTATGGTATGAACAAACTTAAATCTTTATATTACTTTAGAACTAATGCTGCTCGTAATGCAGAGAACGTAAACGTTAAAGTTCAGCGTATTAAATTAGATGATGCTGAGTGTATAGCTTGTGAGGGTTGATATGGATTGTTGGCATTGTGGAACAAGATTAATATGGGGTGGAGATCACGACATAGAAGATGAAAACGAGGAGTACATTATGGAAACTAA